TTAGGACCAACACCAGGTTCCATGTTCTCACCTGTAAAGGCAAATATTTTCTTCTCCTGTGACTCTGCAGATTTTTTAACTCTCATAACACCAATAACTATTGGCATTTGAGCAGACTCCCCATCCATGAAGAATCCCATAACAATAGCACCAGGTTGCAGTTGACCAGAACTTTCACCCTGACCATCATTTCCTGATTGACATGTATGTTGTAGCACTGTTGCCCATGGAAGATTTTCAGTAGGCAAATCTGCTGTAGTACCACCTCTTACATTAGTGTAATATCCGAGCACACGAACTTTGACCCTACCCAACTCCATAGGGTCTTCATTATCTTCAACCTCACCAACCCACCAGAAAAATCCGTCTTTACCAACAAAATTGGTACTAGGTTCGTTGATAATTCCTTCAATTGACGGCATTGTATACTTATATCCTTACGATTTATTTATTACGTTTGTGTCAAAGAGGATTTCATTTATGTAATCCTTTGCCCACTGGGGATCAAACCATTGACTCAGAACTGCTTCGGTCTTTTTATTTTTTCTCTGTTGTTTACAATAATAAATTTGATCATCAATCCTTTTCATGGTGTGAATCCATTGTTCATCAAACTTAGAATTTTCTACTATACCTTTATAAAGTTGAATGGATTCTTTAATCAGATTCATATACATATCTCTTTCTTCTTCAGTTCTGATACGCATGAACTTACATCCTTGTGAGAAAACATCATCAGTCCACAAGGGTAGCACTCTATTTTCTTTAAACTTATATTTGTATGATATATCTCTGTATACATCAACATATCTTTGAGTTCCAAACACAGGTGACATATCAACTATTGCTGCGGTAACTGAATTAGGAGTTTCTACAATATCAGCACCAAATATGGGAATAGGATAATTAGGATCAGGATACAACACACAGTGCATTATAGAAATATTTTCTGTATATCCAGTTTCTAAATGCATCTTTCTAAGTTTATCACTCTGATGCATCTCATTTATAATGAATACGTTCTCATTTTCCACAATAGGATATTTGTTTTCCATATGGGTAACATCAGGAAAACTTTTTAGTTCCTCTCTCAAGTAGTTGGCAACTTCAATTGAAAGTCGAACCCATGATTTTAAATACTTTCCAGAATCCATTTACTTCATCTCAAAGATACCAATTTCATTTATACTCATCATGTTAAATGAGAGTATAACTCTTTCTTTATCACTAGTGTTTGGATTTGCATAATGTAAAAGTTGAGAAGGGAAGAACACAATATCTCCTTCCTTTACATCAGGAGTAAAATCCATGTGATCCCCTGAAGAAAACTCTGTGAAGGGACTTATAAAAGTTGTAGCAGCATGTATGTTAGGATCGTAGTCAACATATAAAACTGCTGCCCAACCATTTGATCCATGATTGTGAGGGCAATGATGATCTCCTTTTCTTGCTCTCTGTGTCCATACATTTCTAATGTATGCGGCATGCCCAACGTCTTTTTTGAATTGTTCTAGAACTGGTTCTATGAACGCATCAAAGATATCAAAATACTTTGATTTAGATTTATCAACATAATCTGTTGATACTGTATCACCATCCAATTCATATGGTGGCAGATTTGCCATCAAAATTGGTTTATAGTGAGACCAGTTAGGTACACTATAGTGTAATAATGAAACTTTAAATGGATGGTGTATTTTCATAGTCTATTCAACTCTTAAGTACTTATAAATTTCATCTGCACCCCAAACCATCCTACCTTTGGAGTCTAAGAATCTGTCTCTCATCAAGAGTTTATTTTTATATACACCAAGTTCAGCATGGATGGTATCAGTATCAAACTTACCCATCCATGCTGTACCATCAAATTTTAATAACATATCACATTCTTCATTACGGTTTAACCCACTGTAGGTTCCACCCCAATGTTCTAAAATAACTTCTTTATCCGATACTTCAACTAATTTCTTGTAAGTTTTTAAATATGGGTCATCAGGTGTCTTTCTGTCCCAATGAATAGAATTTATAAACTCACCACTTTTCTCCCATCTAACAAATCCAGATTTGTACAAAGTAGGAGATGATTGTGCTTGACGACTATTAGACCAAGTTCCAAGTAACCATGATGAAAAATTTGACATCAATCGTCATACACTAAACATTCTGGTTCGTCTGGATGCTGATCACAAAATAGTTCAATGCAAGTAGGATCGTGATGATCACCTGCTTCAATCTCTTCTTTATGATGCTCTACATACTCTTCAAGGTCATGTAGTTCGCCTTCAATGTGACGACGCATCTGTGGATTTGTTTCTGGATTATCCAGAATCTGTTGATCCTTTTTGATGTGTGCTTCGATACTTTGCATTTAGTACCTCCTTATACAATAGTATTTATGAGCATTATGAAGATCTTCTTGGTATAGAGTCTTTCATTAATAACGCTTCGGTATGCATTGTACTGCCAACAATCTTGTGTGTCAACCCACCAATAACATATCTTCCACTATATTTTCTATCTGTATCTGTGGAATCATTCCTCTTATATGTCGCAGGTACAATCACATTTATTCCAGATCCCGCATACAAATCAAGATTACCAGGAAATACAATCATCAACTTAATATTTTTTAGAGATTCAATCCTCATCCATTGGTATGCCTGAAGTTCTACCAATTCCTCGTAATTTTTTTGAGGGTTGTCTATAAATTTTGGATCAAAGATTTGATTTGATAATGCAGTATATCTTGTTCGTCTTGGATAGTCAATAATATTCTTAATGGTATCATCTAACTCTGATAATGGATTGACTGACCGATTTTCATTTAGATGTGACATTTTTGGCCACAACGCAGATATACCATAACGGTAAGCATCTACTGACATATCTGTACTTAATCCCATTTTGGATTGTGTGACTGTTACAGGATCAAACCCCATGCTAAACCCTGCCCAAGCACCATGACGTAATCCAGTTAAGAAGTCTCTTTCTTCTGGAAATACTATGGATTCAATTTTAAATTGATCACTTCCATCTGAACCAGTTCTTTTTGTTGAATACACATATGTGTACAACTTAGTTTTACCAGTTTCAAAATTAGTTTTTGTCTCGTCTTGTTCATTTACATTATCAATGATTTTATCAATAGATTTAAAATTAAAACCTAAACCATTTTCATAAAAAATAAATCCATTTTGAAGTGTACCACCCTTTCTTGCTTTTCGTGTTGACCTTTGTGCAAGCCAATAGATACAGTCAAATGGTCTCCAATTTGTTGCTATAAACTGTTGTTTGTTTGTAGATTCTTCAATATAAATTTTCTTTTGAGTTTTAATATATCTGTTATCTGTCTTCAGAATTTTTTCTACAATTTCAGACGATGAAGTAGAATTAAATACAACTTGACTATTTCCAAATACATTAGTAATTTCATTTTGGAAAAATTCATCACTAGCACAATTCACAATAAATGAATCTGCCATGTTCAATCTTGTTCTTGCTTCAATATCATATGCTCTCATATAATAAACTCTATCAAGAATTGTTCCTCTGATTGTAATTTTGAACAATTCAGATCCAGTCATGGCACCTATAAATCCAGAACCATCATTGAAAAGAAGTTTTGCTTCTAAAGTCGATGAAGTAACACTTTCAAAAATCTCAATACCTGTAATGAAATCGTAGATATCATCATTACCATCAGAGTTTTGAAGTTTTTGACCATTCCTGAAGACATTAACTTTTACACTAACATCACCTGTTTCACTTCTTCTAATAGTCATCTAATAATACCTCTCAAAGGGTTAAGAACAGATTGTAAACTAGATGCAATAGTAGTGCTACTAGTACCACCACTACCAGTATTAAGGAACTGAGATCCACCACTATTTGCTTGTCCTGCAACAACTGCTAATGCCTGTTGTGCTGATTGAATTGCTTGAGTATTTACCCCATTCTGTTGAGCAACTGCTGCCATGACTTCTCTAATCATTTCTTGACTTCTTTCAATTAATTGCTTACGAGCATTATCTCTTGTTTTTGTTTGTTCTTGCAGTTGTCTCTGTTGCCTTGCTTGTTGGAACTGACTTGCAGGAGCAGTGCCAGCGGGACCCCTTCCACTACCAATTCTCATACCTTCAGCACTTGATGGAGTTTTAAATAATTCATCAAATAAGGTCTTTGCTTCAGGAGACATTACTTTACTTCTCCCTGTATCACGACTACCCTCACGAGAACCTTCACCTACATGTCCATGGAGACTATTACCACCAGCAGCATTATCACCAGGTGCTGCTAAGATTGGTGTACTACCCGCTTTAGGTCCAACATATTTAAAATGGGCACTTCCAGCATTATGATTGTAAACATATTCCCAACCAAAACGTCTGCCATTTGCTTTCAACCATTGATATCCTTCACCATTAATATCAAGTGCCTCTCCAAATAAGTGATGTGATTCTGGATGCCCACCAATAGATGAATTTTTTGCTCTACTTCTACCAGAACTTGCAACATATGATGCTAAATCCATACCAGAAGCTTTTATTGCAGCAGCGAATTGTTCTGCTGCTGGTTCTGACAACACAATAGGTCTATTACTTTGATCTCTTGTACCCTCAATAGTAAATCCAGAACCTGTTTCGGGATGTGATGCGGGTTTAATAGTTCCCGATGCATTTCTACTTGATGATGTAGTTGGTTTTTCCTGAGAGTCATCACCAAATCCAAGAAAATTCTTTAACCTCCTAAAGTTATTTGTGAAGAAATTACCACCACCTTGAGGTCTACTTCCACCACTATTTTGACTAGATGATAGAGGACTAGATGCCATCCTCTTGACATCAAATCCACCAACCTTCAATGCTTTGACTATTCCCTTACTATATCCATCAGTGGTATATCCTAATCTAATGTTAGCAGGATCTGCATTTGGAGAATATGCCTTTGCTACTGCAGCAATACCATCCAAAGGATTGCCAAAAGCGTTATAGTTTTCGGGATGATTTGCTACATCATGCCATAATTTAATATTATCTTTTACTGCACTGAATAAGTTATTATATTTTGCCCAACCGTTAACAGATCCTTCTCTAGGAATAGTGCCAAATCCTCTGTCACCAGTTTGACCGAAAGCATTAGTTCTGGCAGTAGCATTATAAACACTGTTCAAGTGTGGATTTAAATATCCTGTTTCATGCATTGCCTGAGCAGCAACAATTTGAGGATACTTTGCTCCACCTGCTCTCTTTGCTAATTCGAATACATGATCAAAGGCACCTTTTTGAGAAAGTCTCTTACCTCTAGGTAAAGTTCCTCCATCAGAAAAACCTTTCAGGAATCCTTGACTCTTAGCTTCACCTAACCTCTTATTTGTTAGG